GAGCCGGACAAAGGAATTATAAAAGGGGTGAAAATATGCTCTGAAGGCGAGGTTCGCGGACACGGGGTATATAGTAATCCAAAATTTATCAGAGATGTTACAAGACTTGGAAAAGAGCACGGGCCGGGTGTTAAAGCCCGTTTCGGCCACCCTAATATGTGCGCAACCGCACTTGGGACGTATATCGGACGTTACAAAAATTACCGGACGCAAATCGAAGAGGCGGAAGGCTTCCCGGAAAATAAGCGTCACCACTCAGTTGCCGATCTTTATCTCGACCAGACTGCAAAGAACCTTCCAAAGTTAGGTAACGCATGGGATTACGTCATGCAGCTCGCCAGCACATCACCGGATATGTTTGGCAATTCAATTGTTTTTACTCCGGGCGAATCTGAATTTGTAAAGATCAAACAGGAGGATGGGAGCGAATTGAAACGTGAAGAGGTCAGTATTGAGGCTCTTCATGCCACCGATCTCGTTGATGAACCGGCAGCCACAGAAGGGCTTTACTCAAAGTTTGCAGAGGAGGACATGGCAATGCAGGTGACATTATTTCTTGACCAGCATCCGGAAGTGTATGACCTGGCAGTTAACCACCCCGATATTGTTGAAACGTTTATGAATAAATATGAAAATTATAAATTAAAAAAAGTTGAAATGAGCGAAAAATCAAAAGATGCCCGCACATTCTTTGACAAGATAAAAGATGCTTTTGCATCCGCTTTTAAAGTTGAAGAGGGTGAGGAGCCGGTTATTCCGCAGGAAGTCACAGACAGAATGGCGGAATTTGATATCAAGTTGACAGAACTTGAGACTGAAAATGAATCTTTAAGCTCTGATCTGGAAGCTGTAAAAGGCGAAATAGCCGGAAAAGATGAAGAGATTCAGAAGCTGACTGATGAAGTTGTTACGAAACAGAAAGATATTGATACAAAAGAATCAGAGATCAATAAGCTGATAGCAACCGGTACAAAGATTCCGGGCAGGATTGGAGCCGAAGGTGTTGACGAAGGGATCCAGCTTACACAAATGGAGATGGAACTCGAAGAGGACTTGAAGAAGTTGAAAGGTGAATTAACAACTGCAAGGGCAGATTAATTCCGACAATTAATAATAATTAAATTTAAAATGATGAAAAAGTTGAAAAGAATGTTCCCGATTGTCGGAATGATATTAGTCGCTCTGGCAATCTTTGCCCCTGACCTGTTCGGAGATAACTCCGTCTGTTATGGGTTTGCAATGTTTATCACTACCTCAGTGACATGGGGAGGTAAAGAGACTTATGATTATTTCATTCGTCCGATGTTCGTCGGGAAAAGTCCCTGGGAGACTCAAGGGATCAGAGTTATACCTAATGTGGTCAGTTCGCAGAAATTGAACTATTTCGGGACTGCTTCTAAAATCCTCAAAGCGTATGCAAAAGGATTTAGTGCCGCTGATGGTACAACTTACACCCAGAGGACACTGACCACTACAAGGCTGAAAGCTGAATGTGCAGACGATGCCTCAGCATTTTATCAGACAGTATTTGAGTCAGGGCTTAATAAAGGTGACTGGAATGATCTATCAACAACCGATCTTGACCAGATTATAGTTAGTATCTATCAGAGGGCACTTGCTTCGGATATTTACCGTATTTTCTGGATGGGTGATCCTTACAAAGAAACCGTGACCACTACTTTCCAGACAGGCACAGCCGATGTTAACTACAATATGTTAACAGGAATGTGGAAACTGATCTTTGATAATTGTGCCACTTCACCTTCGGATACCCAGATAAAGAGGATAGCCGCTTCAGATACCGCTGTTGCGCAGGTTCAGACGGTAACTATGAGTACCGATGCAGCTGGTACTGGAAATTTAACCATTGACGGAGTTGCTTATCTTGTCACACGAGATACTGACCCGACAACCACTTTTACAGCATTCAGAACAGCTAATGCAGCCGCTCTTTTACTCAGGGGTCTTGTTCTTTCAGGAACAGCTACTCTTATTTTAACAGCTTCAAGGGCTGGTGAGGGATTTGCTCCGGTAACGTGGGCTAATGTAAGTGGTACTGTTGCTTGTACAATAGCCGCTACAACTGCTAATACCGCTCCTGTGGCACTTGCAGCCGGTGAATCAGAGGATACTTTCCTGAGTATGTTTGAAGGATGTGATGTTGTACTTAAGAACATCCCTGTAAATGAAAAAGTATTTCTTGTTGACCGCCTGGTTTATGAGAATTATCAGACATATCTTGAGACATTATCAACTGTTACCTCAAACACTAAACTTGAAAACGGTGTGACAATGCTTACTTACAGAGGTATACCGCTTATTCCTATGGAATGGAGCCTTTACACTAAGGCCGATTTCCCTCACCTGTCAACTGAACTTCCCTATGCTCCTTTCAGGATCATATACACTCAGATAGGGAACCTTGTTTTAGGGATTGATTCAATGAGCCAATTTACTGAAACTCGCAGGTGGTACAATGCCGATGAGGAAGAGAACCGCTTCAGGGCTAAGATGCCAATGGGTGCGCAATATGTTCATAATAAGCTCATGACGGTGTCATACTGATAATCAATAAGTTATGAATAAATTAATTAAATACACAAGTTGGGGAATAGGCATTATGCTTTTAGTAATGATGCTGTTCCCTTCCATGTTCTTGCCTGCCGGTGTAGTCGGGGCTTTTGCCCTTGCGATATTCGCACAAAACTGTGCCAAGAACGTGAGCGGAGCGTCAAAGATATTTATTGCTGAAAAAGCTGTTGCAACGGCTTTCACTATAACAGCCGGCGAAATCTCCGCAATAACAGGGACTACGCCCTTTATGAGGGTGGATGCTATGCAAGATTCAGTTTACTGGAATCAGACAGGAGAACTTATAGGGCTTAACAATTGGAAAATAACCAATGAGGTAGGTTTTGATATTATGCCTCCTGCAACGGCTACTAATACATTCCTTCAGGCATTAATAGATGGTTCTCCATGCGGCTTCTTTGCGATTATTATTGATGGTAATGCTGCGTGCTGGGTAGTAGGTCATAATGCTACAGATGTAAGAGAAAGGCCTCTGAGGCTAACTAAGCAGGATCACAAAACAGGCAAAGGATTGTCAGAAGCCGAAGGGAATACTATTCCTATAACATTAGGCAATGAATGTGGTGGTCTAGCTCTTAAATTGGATGCAACACTAAATGCCAGCACTCTTGATGGTACAGGCACACATATAGATTGGAGTTAATTATGGCAAAATTAATAGTACGCAAAGAATGTCTGGAAAGCGAAGTACATTTTACTTACAATAATTCCAGTTACAAGGTGGTGTTAAAAAATGCCAGCCCTGAGCAGCTCAATATGATCAAAGAGGTCGGTGTCGATGTTTTTGAGAAAGAAATAAAGGAAGTGAAATAAATTCACTACCTTGCAATCCCGAAGAGGGCGGGTTAGTTCTCGTCCTCTTTTTTATAACGTCACAATAACGTGAAAACAACGTGAAAAGAGGTAATCCGCACACGCTTAAAGGTAAGGGCTTTGAGTCCAGACCGGAAAATATATACAGGAAAAAAAACGATGTTCTGGCTTTTTCTGCTCCTGACTACACTAAAAAAGAGATTAATCCGTATGTCAAGACCAATTATGACATGCTTGATTACATTCCTTTCGGTGCGGATAATCTTTTCCCGCAGGCACTTGCCTTGTTTTCAAGGCTCAGTCCAAACCACAGGGGAGTGCTCACGTCTAAGGAGAGGTATTTTCAGGGAGATGGTTTTATTGGACTGGATATTGCTTCTCAGGAGTGGATAGATCGTGTAAACGCTGAAGGCGAATCGCTTAATAAAGTACAGAAACGGTTATGGACAGATGACCACCGCTTTGGGAATACATGGATAGAACTTATAACAGATCGTAAACGCTCGTTTCTTTTTATCTCGCATCTTGACTCAACAAAGTGCCGCCTGTCAAAAGACCTCAAAGAGGTGATGATGCACCCGGACTGGAAAAATTACAAAGGCAAAAAAGATGATAAACTGAAAGTCTTATCCTTGTACCCGGATTGGGGAGATGATGAAGATAAACCTGGAATTATCAGGTCAGTTTACCACAAATTCACTTACGAGCCTGAATTTACCTATTACGGGATACCTTCACACATATCGGGCAAAGATAGCGTACAGATTGATTTCCGCACAAATAAATGGAACCTTGCGAGGCTTGTTAATTCATTTTCCCTCTCCGGGCTGCTCTCTGTTCCCGTTAAAGACAAGCCGGAAGCGGATAAAGTCCTCAAAATTATAGACAAACACATAGGAGAGGGCAATCAGGGGAAAGTCCTTGCACTGGCAAAATCGAGGGCTGCTGCAGGGGAAAGGGCTGAAGATGCAACGTTCACCCCTTTTACTTCAACGGAGACCGGCTCATGGATGGATCTTCATAAACAATCACTTTCGGATATTGTAATGGCTCATGGATGGTACAGATCTTTATGTTCAATACCCGATAACACGGGCTTTGATACCCAGAGGATCCTTAACGAATATAATATTGCTTTGCCGCAGATCAAAGAGTCCCAGAAGGAATACAGCGATTTATACATGCGTTTTCACCGGGAGGTGACGGGGAAGGAAATTGCAATAGAATTTGTCAATTCGCCGCCGCTGGACTCGGATGCTTATTATTTTTTATACGAGCTCAGGGAAAAACGTGGACTGCCTTCCGATCCGGCCGATCCGGCTCAGCAGATAATTATTTTACCATCAGATCAAAAAGCTGAAAAAACTAAAGGAAATGGCTGATTTAGTAACTCCAACAGAAGTTGTTGCGCTGGCTTTTCAAAGGCCGCTGGCTGTGAGCCGCATTGAGGATGCACTGATAAATGCTATCCAGGTACGGTATATACTCCCTATTCTTGGTGAGGATTTTTATGATGCTGTTGTGGCTGATGCGGCAAGTTATACTACCCTTGTGGCCTATCTGAAGCCTATTATAGCTTATTATGTCAGATACCAGATATTGCCTGATGTTTTTACAGATGTGGCAAATACGGGAGT